GGAAGCCGACAAAAAGGCCGCAGAGCCAACGATTCCGTAGTAATCCGCGTTCGTGAGAGCGTCAAAGGGAGCAATGTTTCTCCCTTCGGTAGAGGGAACGCAGACAATAGGTTGGTTGGGACTTATCATTCTGTTAGAAGCTCAAAGGTAGTCATTCCTGTTTTAAGATTATGCTCAACGCTCATAATCCACCCGCGAGTGCCATTCACAACGATGTATTTGGTCGGGTTGCTGTTGACTTGATTGAACTCCGCTCTGCTCAATGGGTATTCAAAGGAGAGCGACTTGGCTATTTTAATGGGTAGATTGTTGACCAACAAGTACCCGGCATAGCGCAGTCCACTTGGTGCGCGAAACAAGAAGTTTCTTGCAATAAATGGATGGATGCACGATCCGGCATAGGTGAATGCTATTGGGTCGGTGATTAATGCGTTTTGTTGATATATGCTGCTAATGGTTCCCGTTTGAACCATATTCAATATGGTTTTAGGGGTTGTTAAGCTATCGGTGTCTTCTTCAAACAATAGCCATTTATTCTCTTGGGTTGACACAAATCCCTTTGAAAGACCCCCGGCAGGCTTCGGGTTGGACACGATTCCATTGTAAGAGTCGTTTGGTATAAGGAAGTAATTAGACACCCCTGCCTCGTTTTCTGAACATTCATTTGAAACATACCCCGCGTCTTGATAAAACACGGAGGTATTGCTAAGAGTTGGGTTTGAATAATTAATAGACGAGAAGGCCAATGGATTCTCGGTTTTTAGCATTACGTCTTTAACGCTTGAAAGAGATACCGATTCGCTGTTGGAAAAATAATACGGTTGATTTTCAACCCTTAAATAAAGATTCCCGCCAACCCTAAAAAACGACATACTCAAATTGTAAAAGGCGTGAAGGCCCAGAAACAAGCTTGACAAGGAAATGGATGGCATTGAAACCGCTGGCTCTATCATAGAGACATTGGTTGCGTAAAGGTTTTTTGCCCCATAAGTAGCGTCAACCGATGAAACAAGCGTGACCGTGCTTGGCCCACCGAGGCAAATAATGCTTATGGATGTTTTGTGGTAAAAATATATGTCCACAAAATGCTCCACATTGCCCGTAATAGGGTCAATCTCAGAGTCCGTTCTTGCTGCATACGGAAATACAATGTCCTGATAACTGTTCCCCCCTGAGTCCGTAAATACTTGTTGGTTGAGCATTGTGGCAACGGCCTGAGCGTATGTTGCGTCATCAACCACCGAAAGAAGAGCAGGGCCACCTAATGTTCTTACGATGAGATTCCCGTAAGGGTCGTTCCAGGTTGCCTGAATGGGGAATCCGTTTGTGTTAAAGGTGCATTTTACTCTCAGTTTTTGTGGGCGATAATTTTGCGAAGTCAGAAAGTCGCTTACCAAAGTGACATCATTATCGGTTATGTACCTTAAAACGTATTGAAGTAAATCAAAGACATTAAAGGCAAACCTGTTTCCGTAAACGCCATTTGTGTCAAACTGATGGCTTGTGCAATTTGCCAAAGACCCTCCATTAATCGTGCTTTGATTAACGGAGTTAATTGGAACCAATGCGTCTTTAAGTCTAAGTATTCTCCCTTGAGCGGTGTTGTCCTCTACGGAACAGGTCGCAATGCACTTATAGGAATTGAACTCAACGTCATTTAGGTATATTATCCCGTCAAAATCAAGCCCATTATCGCAGTCTTCAATAATTCTACAATCAATTCTAACGCATAAGTCATTGTTTGAATAAAAAGAGTAAAGGATGTCATATCCATCGCCCCAAAACTCCAAATCGGACACCATCGTGGTGAACAAGCCCGGAAAGTCCTCATTTCGTTGAATGGAGATGGCAGCATCTTGCAACCCCATCGGTTCGTTGGTCAAAGTCTGACCATCCAGAATAACGGTGAAACCTGCCATTACCAAGCCCTCCTTCTGTAAACCTTGTGGGCCGTCTTCGGCTTGCTCATAATCCTTCCGAAGTCATCCCAATTTGCAATCTTCACGCTCTTGTTCCTGCGGATTGCGTCAACCATCTCCGCGTTGTTCATATCAAGGGAGTTGCTAATGTTTTGGGCAAAAGAGCCTTGTTCCCGACTCATCGCCATAGCCCCGGTGTACTTCTTCGCAACAAACGCCTCAAACTCTCCATCCCGGATTGCTTGAAGGACGGGTTTGTACCGCTTTGTCTCCTCTGCGGTCATCACCGATTCACCACGCGATAGCCTGGCGGGGATGCTATCGGAGGTCTCCGAACCTGGGCCTTTGAGGTCAATCACACCGTCCTTGAATGCTTGCGGGAATTGAGCGGAGTCAATTAAGCTGATTTGCTTTATGGACATCGCGCCAAGTGCAAAAGCGGCAATCGCTCCACCAACCGGGCCAAGGTCTGCAAAGGCTCTTGCAATCGCTGAGGCGGTGTTTATGAGAACCTCAACCTTTTGAGTCTGCTTGTTCTGCTCAAAGCGCTTCCGCTCAATTTCGGTGACTTGCACATTATACTCTTCTTCGGAGATAAGCCCTTGTGCGAGTTTGTTGTCAAGAGCAACCTTTTGGTTTTGGTACTCCATCTGCTGAATCTGAGTGAACTGACCGTAGATGCCAGAAGCGGTATTCACGAACTTGCCAACCTCTTTAAGGTTCTCTTGGAAAATGGCTTTGTCCCTGTTTGCGTCAAGCGCGTCCATTTCCTCCTTCGTTCGTCCGTAGAGAAACGCTTCGGCTTTTAGTTTGCCGTAGTATTCCCGGATAGCCTTGATTCTGCGTTGCAGGGAATTGCCCTCGTAGCCATCCAAGCCATCCTGCAATCGCCTGTAGAACTCGGCATATTCTTCGGCCTCTTCCCTCTTTTTGTCGTAGAACTTCTTGTCAAGGTCTGCGATGTCAATGTTGGCTTTGGCAAAGATGGCCTCAATCTCTTTGGCCGTCTTGCCCTGAATCTCGGCTTCCTTGGCAGCAAGGTTGGCCTTCGCCATCACCAACGCCTTCTCCAACTCAAGCCTTCTATCCGTGCCTTCTTCGTGAAACTGAATCTCGGTTTGAATAGCGGCAGCGCGGTCTTCCAACTGCTGCTTCGTGAGGTCTTTAATGTCCTTGTCAAGCCTCTCCAACGCCTCTACGCTCGGCACATAAACACCTTCCTCCACGATGTCGGCCATTTCGGGGGTGAAGGACTGAATCATCTTCTTGGCCTTATCCAAGTCCTTGTCAAGCTTTGCAAGGTCAAGGCCCATTTGGTTGGGCGTTTTGGCCTTCTCAAGCTTCACCAAGTCCTTACGGGCCTCAATGACCTTTATGAGTTGGTTGTAATACGCGGTGGTTCCTTCGGTGGTTTTGAGCAACAAGGTCTCCTCCAAAGCGATGCGCTCTTTGGCCGCGGCAATGGCATCGCCTTCCTGCTTTTCGGTTTCCTTGTTTTTTATCCGAATCTCCTCCATCCTATCCAAAATCATTTGGTAGGCTTTGCCTTTGATTCGGAGTTGGTCGGTTCCTGCCTTGCCTAAACTAAGGAGATGCTCGGTGTCTTTCAGTTCTGCGGCAGCACTTTTTCTCTTTTCCTCAAGTTGCTCAAGAGTCAATTTGTTAAACTCCGCTTGAGAGGAAGCGGCTTGTTCGTTAAGTTTATTCCGCTGAATAGCAGATATCTCACTCACATCCCCCATATTTTTATACTCACCAGACAAAGCGTAAATAATCGCTTGTTGTTTTCTTAATTGGTCGCTCAGCACCTTTTCAGTATAAAGTTGCGCAGTCAGCAAATCCTTCACGCCAGGATTGAATATGCCGTTAAGAGCAATGGCAATGCGCTCCAACAAGCTTAATCGTTCGTTGGTGAGTGAAAGATTAAGCAGGTCTATAGCTTCTGTAAGTTCTGTCGTAAAAGAGATGACCGATTGGAAGTTCGCCTCGCCAAGGGCCAACTTGAACCTATCCCACGAGTTCGTCACCCTGGTCAAGGACGCATCCAAAGAACCGGCTTTACCCGCAACCGCAGGGGCAAAGGTTTCCTCCAATACATTCGCCATTTCAGGCAATATCTCGGCAGAGATAATTTTCCCGTTTTCAAGGAGTTTTGTGAACTCAAGGTTGGTCACTTGTTGAGCAGGGTGAAGGCGGTTGTATGCCTTGGTCATCAAGTCGGATGCGCCCGGCAACGCTTCACCCAACTGCCTACGCAATTCTTCCGCAGCAACCACGCCCTTGGAGAGCATCTGTTGCAGAGCGTAGAATGATCTTTGGGTTTGAAGCGAGTTTGCCCCTGCTCCGCGTAACGCAATCGCCACCTTAGTAAACATCCCCTCGGACTCTTTGGCCGAGAACCCGGCCATCTTCGCTGCAATCGCAAATCCGGCAAAACCATCGCCAAGCTCTTGGAATCCTATACCGAGTTTTTGTGAAACATCGTAGAGCCTTTCAAATGCCTCTCGCCCACCTGTAACGCTGCCAAACACGAATGCAAGTCGGTTTTGCATAAGCTCAACCTTCCTCGTTGTATCAATAACAGATGCCCCAAATTGAACTATTGATTGTACGGTAAATGCTGCAGCCACTTTGCCTGCAATGTTTTGCAGTCCTTTCTCAAAAAGCTGAACCTCTCTTTGCGTTTGACGCATAGAGTTGTTCATTTGGTTTATGCTGTTGTTGGTGGTATTGACCGAGTTGTTGTAATTGTTTATGACGGTCGTGGACTGATTGAAGGCGTTATTGGTGGCACTAACGCTTGAGTTAAGGCCCGACATCGCTTTTTGGGCCGCATTGGCCGCATTGGAAAGTTGCTGATTTTTTGCGATCAGTTCATCAAGCTTCCTCTTGAGGTCATCTACATTCGCATCGTAACTTACCGATATTTTATCAGCCATTGTGGTTTTGTTTAGCCTTGCGTTGCCTTTCCTCTTGGAAGTGCTTGAGCAAAGTTAAGACATCCTCAACGGATGTTTTCATATACTCCTTGTATAGAAAGATATCGCCATCCGCAAGGAAGACGAAGAACTCACGCCAATTTAGGTCGCTGAAGTAGAGTTCCGAGCCGATAGCTCTGACTTCAGGAGTTCCTGGGTCGCTTCCAGCCGGGAGGCCGCCATCTCCCAAAAGATTGTCCAATCTTCTTCTAAATGTGCGATATTGGGAAAGTATTGACTCAGCCCGGCTAAAACGAAAAAATCATACAACTCCTTGCCCTTGTAGGCGTTTTTGAAGGACTCCACCTTCTTCTGCTCAAACTCCGCATTCCACTCACCGGGGTTCTGGTCTTCACGAATCAACACCGCACCGGCTAACTCCATCATCACCTCCGGGTGAATCAGCATCTCCTTCCTCTTGCGCATCTCCCCGACCAAAAAGCCGATTTGCGCCAGGTTCTTGACCGCTGCGCCCGAAACGGAGGCGTTCAAGGCGTTCTCCATATTCTCCAAGAAGATGTCCAACTCCTCCTTGCTTACCATCCTCTGCAACTGAATCACGAGGTCTTGAATCCGTCCCATCCGCTCAATGGGGATGTCAAAGATGTTCGGGTAGATGTAGAACTTGTGGCCCTCGCAGACCAACGCGAATTTCAGCCCCTTCATTGTGTCGGGCTTGTAGGTTTCGTCCCATACCATTTGGGTCAACTCCTTTTTGAAGAGTTTGTAAGCGATTTTGTGTATCACGACAGTTTAATAAAGATGAAATTGAGAGCCACGCCCATAATCATCACCACGGCCATCTCAAGGGGGTGGAAGCCGAAAATCGGGGCGGTGAGAAGGTAAAAGATGCCTCCCCAAAACGAAGCCATACACCCCACGCATCCGTAAACCGGTTTGTGGAGCATCGGGTACTTGTTCGGGGGGAGAAGGAATCGCAGTCGCTTTTGCAGGCCGTGCAGGAGTTGTTCGTCCTCCATAGAGATGGAGAGCGACACGACCATCAAACTCACGACCACGGCCCTAAAGAAAGTCTCCAAGGCGAAGTAGTCGGTCAT